GGTGGCAGTCCTCGATCGTCACAAGTATGTCGAGGTCAAACGCCTTTCGCACGCGCTCTTCTGACACTGGCGTGCCAACAGGCTCACCGTGTTCCGGGTCGGCCTCTACTATCAGATGGCCGATGCCAAACGTCGGCAGCCCGAGGTGGTCGAGATATATCTCGTACTTGCAGCCCTCGTCGTCGGCCAGTTCTTCACGCAGTCTGTCTTTGTTCATCGTCTCATTTCCCTGACAATTTCAATCGCCTTAAAAAACGACGCACGCTCCGCCTCAGCCTCATCAAATAGCTTGGCCGACACGCGCTTCGTATATTGGCGCACTGACCAGATTGGCAACCACAACGTGCGCCTATGCTCAGCGCCCACAAGGCATAATAGGTCATAGTCTTCCTCGCTCGGTAAATGTTTAGTCTTGCATCCACTGCTAAGCTGGAAATGGTACACCGGGCTGCGACGCCTCTCATTCTTAACCAAGTGGCTAGTCTTAACTTGTACGCGATAAAATTCATTTAAGTCACCCCAGCATACTAGGTCAATTTTATCTTGCTGCGCCATTGAGACGCGATACCCAAACTGTAACACAGCCGAGGCGGCGACGTACTCGCCCATCAAGCCAATTGCGGTGTGGCTAATCACGCTATCCCGATTGCCCCGGCTACCGACACCATAAAGAAAACAAACAGCCCAACGGCCACCGCTATTGTGCCGGATATTATTAGCGCAGCCTTTAGCCCTTCAATCATCTCATCGTGCTTAATCTGAGCTTCCTTTCGCGCCTTCGCCGCTGCCTCTCGCTGCTCTTGGATACGCTTTTGCCGTTCGGCAAGTATTGAAGCCCAAGTGCCGTGTCCGAAGCGCAGGTCGCACATCGCCGCAACTTCCCTGAGCGCCTCCGCCGCAAGGCGTTGGTCAATAATCTCTTTTGCCACGGTATCAACACCAAACTGATCACCCAGCCTCACGCCTGATTTTTTCGACGCCTTCTTCTGAACCTCGTCCGACCCTTGAAACAGCGCGTCGATGTCAGACGCAATGGTCGAAATATCTTTCGCGGTGCCGATTGTGCTTTTGATGCCGTCGACCGCCGCCTTCACAAGCGCAATCCCGGCCAACGCCTCTGCGACTACCATTAGGTCAGCCGCCCCGGCGTCAGTTGTTTGCATTTGTATTTTTGAGGCATGATTGCGCCCTTGTTTATCTGAGCTATAGCGTTGCCCATCTCATGCGCGCGGGATACGCATTTCTCGCGGCTTTTGTACGGGCCGCGTGTGTCGTGATACTCATAGCATTGCTCTGGCACGACTACGCTACAAGCTAGGACTATAACCTTAAACATTAGGAACGCCCTAACACCTTGTCGAGCTTGTCCTCGACGCGGTGCAGGGCTTCCATCACCTGACGCATGTCGTCACGCATTTCAGCCCGTGTGGCGTACTCCTCGCGGGTCTTGTTCAGCAAAATGTTGAGCCGCTTCTGCTCTCTGTTTTGCTCAGACAGAAACCACGCAAGGCCAGCCACGACTAGCCCGGTCAGCATGTCGATGAGGCTGGTCATTTCCATCAGTCAGCATCCGCTGGTTCAGGTGTATTTCCTTCAGCAACCCACGCAAGATATATCTGATAATCTGCGTTACCTACACTCATAGGAATAAAAGCATTATCCTCAATACGTTTGACTGTGGAAACGTGGTCAGTTGTTTCTGGTGTTTTAACTAATTTATACATTTATAACTCCGCATTGAAGTATATTCTTGCAGACGTACTGTTGTTTGCTCTCCAAGAAAACATTTCCCCACTTGCCCAGTTATTGCCGCTTCTTGATATTGTGCAAAATACATGAGTTGTAGTTGGTTGTGAAAATGACATTGCAGTAAAAGCAACAGCACCTCTGGCTGATTGAAAGTGTGCGGCATCAGAAACTGTAACTGTTGGACTATCTCTTTTCTCGTTAAATTGAAATACAGAATACCCCACAGTACCAGTGCCTTCAAAATATCCAAATGGTTGATATGCGTCTTCACCGCCCCATTCTTCATAATACCGCTGACACAACGCCAGTTCTTCGCCATAGCTGCGATGGACAAAGTCGGTCGCAGTGGAGCCGACTTCTAGCTTTACGCCTGTGATGTATAAAGTTGCGCCAGCATTTTCAGGTAAATAAACACTGTTTGGGGTTGTTCGGTATGTGCTAGACGTAGTCCACTCCTCTAATGTACCTGTCTCAGCATCACTGCCAACACCTATTGTCCATTCGACTCTAGTTCCAAAACTGTTACCATCCCTTTCATTGCCGCCAACGGTCGGGCCAGTCAATGTTATTGTTTTTTTCTCCCAAGTGTCTGCCGAATCAATCGTGTAATTTGTATAGTAATAGTAAGTTGCAGTGCTGCCAGCAGCCCCGCCATAATGTGCGAACATCATATTATAAATACCTGTGACACTACCTTTTACCCAGAAAGACAAAGTACAGGTTTTAGCTGCGGATGTACCCCAGTCTAAATGGAATGTGTTTTGTTTTTCTAATAAAGTATATAACTGGTGCCTGTTACTTTCACTCGTTGGCTGTGATGCTTGAGTGACTGTTGTTATCTTAGAAGCATATCTAAAACCTTGTCCTGACGGAGCATCTTCAACTTGAGCGTGAGAAAAATCCCCACCACCAGAGCCATCTATATCTGATTTGAATCTGTCTACACAAAGATATGAAGCAGTGGTAGTTGCAGTACCCCCCGACGCACCACGCTGTGCCACCTGCATCGCCCCATTGATTATGAGTGAAGGGTTTGCGTGTCTATCCGCCCAGCCTAGCTGGCCTGAGCCGTTCGTCTTCAGCACCTGATCGGCGCTACCGTCACCGTCCGGCATCGTGAACGTGGTGTCGGCTGTCACGCTTGCTGGCGCTTGCAACTTGATGCTGTTGGTGTCGGTATCGTCCTGTAGCTTCAGAACGTCCACACCGCTTGTGCCAGCCGCAAAGTCAGCGAGATGGCTCATCTGCTCCCGGATGGCGTTGTTAACGCCACTGGGCAGCATCCCTTCAGCTACAGATATACCGCCAACATCCGTGTTGTTGGACGCGGTGGCATCGTAATCAGTGAGCTTATCTTTTGCCATATCGTTATCCTATTGACTGTCTGTAATACGTTCAAACATTATTGATGTTCTATCATAATCAGTGTTTCCTGCAATATTACTTCCAGACCCCAAACTGCCAGTAACAAGTCTGAATCTAAATGTTGATGCGTTTGTAACATTGACTAGAATATTGCGTGTCATCGCACCACCACCATTGGGGTCACTAGCAGTGCCTCGCATATTCAAATAACCCCTTCGGTCGTAGGTAGAACCGCTGTCTGCCGACACATCTACATCAACAGTTACAACCGTGTCGCTATTAGAGGTGATGATTTCTACTTGAGGCGTTACTTTATACAAACCCGTTTTGGGGAATGTAAAAACTCCACTGCTTTCGGTCATACCCGTGCCAGCATATGCAAAAGTAGCATCGTCGGTTCTTTCCCAGCCACTAATAGTTGCAGCGTCTGTAGTAAAGTTAGATGTCAGTCTCCAAGCGTCTATTTCAACAGTGTTTGGCATACTGACCTGACCACTGCCATCAATCGACAAAGCCGCTGTGCCGGTGCTGTTCTGGATGTTACTAACACGAATTACACTGGTCATTATGCCCACTCCTCTGTAGGCGCATCAGGCCAAGTCGGGTTGTCTGGATTAGTCTGCCGAATAGTGCGGATGCTGGCACGATAGGTGGCAAACGCCGCAACGCAGTCTGATGTCAAGCCGCTGTCTGGTAACTGTGTCCAGTCAGATGCTTGCAAGATACTTTCGGCTGTACCTCTTGCATTGACCTCTGTTGCTAACGGTTCATAGTATTCAATGTTTTTATAATTTGTCATGCTTAGTTACCGCCTACTAAGAAAATATCCATCCACGTTTGATTAGCGTTTACAGTCACTGCTCCAGCAACACTTGACCCGAACTGAATTTGATAGTCTGTTGACGCTGTAAGTGGCATTAGTTGAGAACCAGACGAAGTGCTAAACTGAGATACTGGAGAGCGATAATTGCCTAACACAAATGCGCTTGTTTGCAGGCGCGTGTCGCTTGAGTCTGCTATTGTCCACCAAATATAATCTGCTAAAGCGTTAATCCGTACAGCACCGCTAAAATGGTACAAACCTGTAACTGGCACCTGAAACATATACGTTGATGTGTTTAGCGTTATTCCTCTTGAACTCAGGACGTTGCTAAAGGGTGTTGTGTGAACGGTGTCACTACCACTACCAACAGATGTGTTACCGCTCACTTCCATCTTCATAAATGGTATAGCAGGTAAAAGTACCTGACCACTGCTATCAATCGTGGCGGCTGTAGTGCCGTTGGTGTGTTGCAGTTCTTGTACGCCGATTATGGATGCCATATCAGTTACCCCGCAATCTCTGTTGCTGAAATGAACGAGATGCCTCTTTCTCTATTAGTAAAGTCTTGGTCACCAACTGTTTTGTTGATGTAGAGTGTGTCAGTGTAATCAGACTGTACGCCGCACTTGTAAGTTATTTGTGCTGTTGACGCTGGCGTGTCAAAGTAATCGTACCTAGCAATCTCTGGTGTAGAATCATTATCACTTGATGTAACAGTTCTTGTTGCCATACTCACACCTACATTTCGGTTTCCCGCCGAAGGATGACCTAGTTTTGTAGTGTCTCTGTAAAAAAAGAACACATGATCCCAAACACTTCCACTAGTATCGTTACCAAATTCACAGAAGATATGCGCCTGTAGGTGAATGACGCTTGATGTGCTTATAGGCGTGATGTTTACAGTTAAGTCTGACAGCGAAGCACCTGTATCCGCAGTTAATGAAACTGAATTTGTCCCAGTGAATTGAGTGTACTGCACCTGAATAATCCCGCCCTGCGGCATCAGCACTTTGTTGCCGGATGTTTTCGGTGCTATTTCATCTACATATATTTTGCTCATATCAAACCACCGTCAGGTTGCCGTTAATGGTTATCGTGGCGTTTACAATAAGTGGCCCCGCCGCTAAACCGTTTGTATTAGCCGCAACCGTCACATCTGTGTCGATCTGCTCTTCGTGGACGCGAATAATATCGCCCAGACCGCCGCCAGCTTCGCCCAAGAACGAGCCACCGCCGCCTAGCCCCCAGCTAAGTGTGCCAGCGCCGTCAGTGAGAAGCGTCTGGCCGTCAGTGCCGTCGCCGTCCGGCAGAGTAAGCGTGGTCGTGGTCGTTACCGCACTGGGCGCTTGTATCTTGATCTGTGCGCTGTTGTCGTCGTCTGCGAGGCTCAACACGTCCAGCCCGTCGGTGCCGGCTACCACCGACGCAATGTCAGCCATCTGCTGGCGTATCGCGTTATTGATACCCGCCGGGCTACAGCCTTCCGAGATGTCGATAGACGCAATCGTCGTGTTGCTGGACGGGGTGGTGTTGTAATCTCTTACGCTCATATCTCAAATCCTCTGCTAGTTTATAGCATATTTGCGCGCCCGCGTCATTGCCCCATCCGGCGCTGAAACGGTAGGCTCTCGGTGATGTCTACGCGGGGAAGCTCTTGCGCTAACAGCCCACCGGCGGCTGGTGAGCGCATTGTGGCAGACACAGTTGGCATAAGCGCTCTGTTTATGACAGCCTGACCAAGTGGTGAGTAAACAGCGCCGGTTCCGCCCGCGATAAGGCCTGTCGTTACTGGATCAACAAAGGCACCGCCGCCGAGCGTACCCATTGTAAGAGCCAGCCTTCCCGCCGTGCCGCTGTCCGGCACCTTTGTGCCAATTACGTCCGCGCCAGTCTCGGCAAGCTCCTGCATACGGGCGCCGCCTCGGGCAAGAACAGACGGTGCGCGGCGAGACTGCGCGTACACTTTCTCTAACAGCTTGCCGGGCGTAACCTCACCGGCCATACCCTTTGCAGACGCCGCCATTTGGATAGGCTTGAAGCGAGAATAAGCCGCGTCGATGTTGGCGAGCTTGCCGGCCTTGTCTGGGTTAAACTTGCCAAGCGTCGTTGTCAGCTCCTCAGCCGCATCGCTTAACGCCTCGCCAAGCTCGCGCTGGTAAGCGTCGGGTGATGTCATAAATTTATACGCCCGCTGACGCAGTGCGCTTTGTGCTTCTTTGAAAGCTGTTCCGGTTAATCTGCCGTCGGCCACGCGGTCGCCCAGCTCCTTCATTATTATTCTGGAGTATACGCCAGCCTCTTGCTTGGGCAGTGTGGCGGCAACGTCGGGTATCTGCGATATGACCTGATTTGGCGACGGTATGTTTATGTCCTTCAAGACATCGTCATACGCCTTGTTAATTATGCTTTCGGCCTTGATGTATGCGTCACGGCCCTTCACGCCCTTTGGCAGTGTTTGACCAAGCGGCGCAAGAGCCTCATCATACGCCGCGCGCTCAAACCCAGTAACGGCTCGTCTGCGTGCGCCGCCTATCAGGAAGTCAGCTACCGGCAAACCAGCTAGACGCTCCTCGATGCCGCCAGCTATGCCGCCAAACTTCTGGCCGACCGTGAGTGGCACGCCCTTCTTGATAAGCTCTGCCGCGCCTGCTGTTACTGCTGGGGCGGCTCTTTGCAAGCCCGCCCCAAGGACGCCAGCCGCTATCATTGATTGCGGCACGTCGCTCATTTCTTCTGCCGCACCGGCGCCATACGCGGCGCTCATTCCTGCTGTTTGAGCTGTTTTACCGGTAAGAGCTTTTGGCGCTTTTTGCACGCCCTTTGTCACGGTTTGACGAATAGCCTCAGCAAGCGGCTCGTTTAATTTGGTTGCGCCCTTTGCAATACCTCTGCCAGCTACTCCAGCCACGCCCATTGGCATAGCTATAGACGACGCAATCTCTGAGCCATACGCAGTCTTTGGGTAGTCAGAACGAAACTGCTCAAGCTCTTTGCGAACCTGATCGCGTGCCTGCTTGTATGTCTGATCTCCGAGTATGCTTCGGACAAACCCCTCAGCCTCGTCAGCAGTTCCAAACGTAATGCCCTGCCCGATTGACCTAGCCAGACCAGAGGCAAACTCCATTACGTCGAACCCGCCAACTTCTGGGTCTTTGCCTTTGGCCTGCTTTTCGGCTAACAGCGCTAGTTCTTCTGTTGTTGCTTCTCTAATCGCCATATCAATCAACCACTAATGTTTTGCCGTCTGGTGTTCTGTAAAAAGACTTTCCGCCAGCTCTTTCAATAAATACAGAGCCTTTAGGCAAAGATGATATGCTAGACGCGCCCATACCCTCTTTCTGCAAAAACTCAAATGCGCCGCCTGACTGAGCTTTCATTGCATCAATAGCTACTTTTCTGGCTAAACGCTTTTGCTCGATTGTGGCCGCACTATCGCCCGGCTGTGGGAAGTATTTGATGTCTTCAGTCTCAAATTCTGTAGCCGAAATAGCCGCGCCACTCTCTTTTCTTAGGACTGCGGTTACAAAATTTTTCTTAGCCGCTAAGTATTGCTGGCCTTGTGGCGACATTACGGTAGATTGTGCAATAACTGGCAAGTTGCTTGCCGCATAATCCGTGCGGTTGGTTGGGTCATAGCCATCAGTAGTTAGCCTGTCAAATATGGTTTGGCTGTCAATCATTCTGTTAGCAAATGAACCAGCCAATAGTTTGTCGCCAGAAAAGTCTGGCTTCTTTTCGCCAATAACACGCTCGCCAGCTTTAAGACCGGCAGGCGTAGGCATGTTGCTCAAATCCATACCGGGAACCTGCACAGTTGTAACCGTGCCATCACTCGCAGTTCTTTGTTCTGTTTTTGGCGCTGTTAGAGCTTGATATGAGATTGCATATTGCTGTTGCTCGGCATCATCGGCCGTTCCGTCTTTTATTTTTGGCGCCAAATTTAAAACGATGTTTCTGTCTTGAGCGGTTACGCTTGTGCCTTTGTAAAACTGACCGGCTGTACCCAGCTTCTCCGCAATCTTTGCTTGCGTCAGAAGATTTGCTAATTCCTGTTGTTGCGCGCCCGAGTAACCCTTACTAGCCGCCGCACCCATCTCAGCCAAAACCCGGCCGAGCGATACCGGTGTGGGCGAGTAGTCGCTGGCGCGCGCACCCGCAATTGCGGCTTGGCTAATCGCCTGACCGACCGGTGACGTCAACGGCTGGCTAAATGCGCCCATAAACCCGCTAGGTTGGCCGCCTGCTGGCGGTGTGGTTGCTGGTGGCGTTGTCGCACCCGCGCCGGCCACAGGCGGCGTCATGCGCGGCATAGCGGCCTGTTGCGCGACGCGCTGCATCATTGGCGATAGACGAGCTGCCGCTGGCATAGCTGGTGCCGGTGGCTGTGGGCGTTGCAACGCCATACGCGGGGTAATCCCGGCAGGCGTCTGATACTGTCGCATCATGTTAGCAACGGGGCGTGGCTGACGCCCCTGCGTCATCATTAGAAATCGCTGTGCCGGTGTCATCTGCGCCATACTAAGCCCCCAACAATCCCGCTAAGCCGCCTGCCGCCGCACCTAAGCCAGCGTATCCGGGTGCAAACGAACCAATCATCTGTGCGCCGCCAAGTGCGCCTGACAGCGCCGAGCCAACCGGCTGGCGGAATACCGGCTGTGACGACGTGCCGCCTACCGTTCCGCCCTGTACCATCGCCATATAATTAGCCAACGCCTGACCCGGTGCCTCTTGCTCAAATTGGAAGCGTTGCATGTCAGCTTGCAGCTCGGCCTGAGACTGCGCCTCACGCGCCGCGCCGACTTCGGCCAGCTTCTGCAAGTCTCGGAAACCAAACTCATACGCGCCCGGCGCCTGTGCCAGTGCTTCCTGTTGCGCCTGATACGCTAGTGGCGCCAGCGCCTGACCAAGTGCCGCCTGCTGGTAGCCTGAGCCGTAGCGTCCAGACTTGGCCGCCTCAGCCTGCACCGCCTCGATAGCTGGGCGGAACGCAGCCGACTGTAGTGGGTTTGTGCCTGCTAGGTTTTGCGCCACAACGGCCTGTGTCATTGGAATAAGCGGCGAGCCGGTAGTCGCCATCTGACGCTGACCTGCTAATGCCATCTCGCTTTCCGGCGAGTAACCCACAACCGTCTGGCCGGGGTAATACTGCTGGCCGGTGCCGCCTGTGTAAAGCTGTTTGGCCTGACCCATACCGTATTCGATAAACGGTTTGGCGTATTCTGGTGGCCCTTGCGTCTGGGTGATTGTGCGTGTTGATCCGCCGCCTTTACTCATCGTTCAAATCCTTCGCCAAAATAACCGCCGTCGCGGTGTAATCTTTGAGGTGCCGTTGCCAGCCCTTCCTGCCAATAATCTCCATCGCGTCACATCCGAGTGACTTAGCCCAAACCGATATGGACTTCTCCGCCTCAGTCAGCTCGCTCAAGTCTCCGCCCGCAAGCCAGATGCGGCATATAGACCGCTGTGGGTAGTCCACTATTTCTGTGATAATAGCAGACTTCTCTAGCGGATGTAACTGTGCCTTGCCGGTAGCCACAGCGTGGTGGACGTCTTCCATAGTGTGCGTTTCGCCAGCATACTTCAGCGCGTCGCTAATCCACTTGTGGCACCGTTCCCACTGAGCGCCAAGTCGGTCTTCAGCCGATAATAAGGTAGGCGACGTCGACGTCATGTCCGTGATTTTTGTGTTCAATTATCATCGTCCCATTGGTGCTAGTGCTTTTAACAAAAGGCAAACTGTGTTCTAGCGTTTCGTTGTAACCGGTAAAAAATACGATGCTCTCTACCCCATAGCGCGGGTCGTTTACAGTGGTGGTGGTGGAGCTTGCTGTAAGCGTGGCGTACCCAATACTATTTAATCCGCCATCAATAGTCCTGTTTAATACCTCTGACACTTCCCTTGTTGTGGCTGTGACAGGGTTTAACGTGCGAAAATTTGTGCTGCGCTGTGCTGTTGTCATCTGCGACCCACTGGCCTTACGTCAACGTCAACGCCGTGCGCGTATGACCACTGACCACTTAGCAACATCTTCACGCGGTGGTAACGGTCGTGCGCCCTAAACGGCACAAAGCCTGCGGCATTTGTCGAGCCGCCATTTTGGAAGTTTACCGTGTCTGTGGGCGTGCCTCTAAGGCCAATCGACAGGTTAACCGTGCCGCCCTCGTGGTACGGGTACAGGCGCGTGACGATTGAATGATTACCGACCTTGACTGCTGCCTCGCCGGTGACAATCGTGCCTTCCATTGGGTCGCCGGAAAACGCCGCTATCTTTGCGCCGTTTGCGCCGCCAAACAGATACTGGCCGCCCTTGTACAGCGCGCTATCGAGTGAGGCCGGGAGGGCGTCTAGGCTGGTGTTGATGTTATCCAGTTGCTCTAGTGAATAGCCAGCCGTAAAGAACGGTGCCACTAAGTCGTTCTTGACCCTCACCAAAGACCAGCGACCCAGAGCGTAGTTGAATATCAACAATGTGTCGGGCTGGTCATCGAGAGAGCTGTTTGACACATACGACCACACAGCGAGCTGATTTTGAGGGT